GCGCCGAAGACACCAACCAGATGCCGGATGACACCTGGTTGTTCGGTGACTTCTCGCAAATCGTCCTGGGCATGTGGGGCGTGATGGATCTCCAGGTCGATACCGCGACCCTGGCGGCCAGCGATGGCCTGGTGCTGCGTGTGTTCCAGGACGTCGACGCCGTAGTGCGTAACAAGTCGTCCTTCTGCGTGGGCCGGAAGAAGGTCGCGTAACAGAACCTGAATGCGGGCAGGTGCTGCGGGGGCTTAGGCCCCCTTTTTTATTCACTCAATGGATGCAATCACCATGCTGGAAGCGATTGTGTATGTGGTCCTGCTGACGGACCTGATGGTCCACGGCGACCTGATTCCTGACGGCACCACGCTGGCCGTGGAGCGCGCGATGCGCAACGACTGGAAGGGCTCCGGCCTTTGTCGTGATGCCACCCCCGAAGAGATCGCCCTCTACGAAGAGGACAATGGCTCCCCCGATGGAGGTGGGGAGCGCCTGGCGGGCGAGATCGATGCCTTGCGCGAGGAGCACGAAGCCCTCGGCGAGCAGGTGACCGCGCTGCAGGGCGAGGTGACCGACCTGGAGGGCCAGAAGAAAACCCTGCAGGAGGAAGTCGCTGCCCTGGAGAAGGCCAAGAAGGCCGCGGCTAAATGATCGGCGATGACGACTTCGCGTCGTTCTTCGACCCTGACGAGTTCGGCGTGCGGGTTCGACTGATCGAGCCTGGGCGGGATGCGCGCGACGTCGACGGCATGTTGGGCAAGCCCGAGACAACCGGCCGCGTCTACCGCGCCGGGGTTGATCCTGGTGCGGCCAAGACCAACAGCCGCCTGGACCGCAAGTTCCTGCAGCTGCCCCGTAGCGAAGCGCCGGTGGACAAGGTCGGCACCAAGGTCGTCATCGATCGCGCCGAGTACGCGGTCACCGACATCGAGCCGTTGGGGCGGGTTCGCTCGCTCCTGACGCTGATCCCCTGGGGCGACCGTGAAGAGCAGCCAGTGGAGCGTGGCAAATGGCGGGCTTCGAGCTAAAGCTGGAAACCGCGGGATGGGGCGATGTGGACCAGGTCGTCAGCCAGGCCGGCAAAAAGCTGGATCTGGCTGCGGCTCGGGCGCTTCGCCGCACCGCGCAGTGGCTGCGCACGCACAGCTCCCGGGAAATCGCCCAGGAGCTGCGCATCACGCAAAGCCCTATACGACACCGCTACAACATTTTCAGCAGGGCGACCGCGGGCGAGGTAAAGCTCTGGGTCGGCTTGCAGCCAATCGCCGTGCACTACCTGGGCACGCCCAAGCAGACAACCGACGGCGTTTCGGTCGGGCATCGGAGCTACGACGGCGCCTTTATCTCTCCCATGAAATCGAGCCAGCGGCTTGTGTTCCGGCGCAAGGGTCGCGAGCGCCTGCCGATCGAGCTGGTGCGCGAGGACTGGGAAGGGCCGGCGATGGACGCCCTGGAGCGCTGGGAAAAACGGGCGCACACCTACTTCGTGGACCAGTTCGAGCGAGAGGCAAGGCATGTATTTGGCACCTAAGCAGGCCGCCCCCAAGCGGCCGTTCAACGTCACCTCCGACCTGTTCTTCGCGATCGGGGATGCCATCCACGCCGCCGGCCTGGGCGTGGACGTGGGCAACTATGACGAATTCGACGGCCATGTCGGCGATGCCTGTGTGCTGATCGAGCTGGAGCGCACCGCACCAGGTACACGCCAGCCGGACGGCCGCTATGTGCATGTTGTTACGGTGACGTTGCACGCCGTGGTCGGCCGGTACCGGAAGTTTCCGGCGCTGGAGGCGGTCAACTTGGCCACCCTCCTGGAGCGCCTGGCCGATTGCAACCGCTGGGGCTTCTCCGGCCGGCAATGCGACATTCCCGCCGGTCTGCACAGCGGCCCGTCGATCTTCCAGAAGGGTTCCGGCGGGTACGAAGCCTGGTGCGTGACGTTCCAGCAGGGCATCGCGCCTGGGCCGGATCGTGTGCCCGAGGATCCGGTCATCAGCGGCCTGCCGCTTGTGTCCTGGAAGGTCGAGGACTTCGACGACGCGGACAAGTACCAGCAGCTGGAGGCTCGCAATGCTTGACGAGTACATCAACCGAAAGCTCGGTCCGCTGGTCGAGCGTCTGGCCGAGGTCGAGGGCGAGCTGGAGGATCTGCGCCGCCGCTCTGACAACCAGGCTCGAATCGGCATCATCACCGAGGTCGACCCGGCCGGGCGCTGCAAGGTCAGCCATGGCGACCTGACGACGCCCTGGATCAAGTGGTTCAACCCCAGCGCGGGCGAAGTGACGGAGACGCTGATCCCGTCGGCCGGCGAGCAATGCGTGCTGATCAACTACGGCGGCGGCGATGGCGGGGCGCACACGGTCGCGTTGCGCGGCCTGACTTCGGATGCGTTCCCGCCGGCATCGACTGTGCCCGAGCTGCATCGCCGCACCTACCCGGACGGCGCAGAAAGCAGCTATGACCATGCGGCGCATGTCCTGGCCTGGAAATCCGGCGAAACCTCGCTGAATGCCTCCCGTGAAGTCCTGGACTTCGGGATCGGCCAGGCCCGCATCGTGCTGACGCCTGAATCGGCGGTTTTCTCCGTCGGTGAAGTGTCCATGACGCTCGATGCCGGCGGCGCTCACTTCACCGGCCCGGTGATCGATCACCAGGGGCGCCTCATTAGCAAGGCTTAACCATGATCGGGATCGACAGAGACACCGGGGCCACGGTCGATGACTGGCCCCAGTTCGTGCAGCGCGCAACCCGGGCACTGACAACCCCGCTCGGCACCAGGCAGAAGCGGCCGAAGTACGGCAGCAACCTGGTGACCAGGTTATCGAAGAACCTGGGCGACGAGCTGCTGCTGCTTGCCCAGTCCGACGCGGCCGAGACGTTTTACAACGAAGCCAACGGCATCAGCGACTTCGAGCCCGACACCATCGTCGCGGTGCGTGAAGGCGCGGGCCTGCGGCTGCGCCTGGCTGGCACCTGGCGCAACCGGAAAATGCAATTCGAGGTGGCCACATGAGCACGATGCTGATTCCCGGGCTCAACCAGTTGGCCGAGCCGGAAATCGTCAAGGTCGAGGAGTTCGAGCCGCTCCTGCAGGAGTTCGGCCAGGAGCTGATCGCCTTCGTACAGGCGCGGGATCCGGCCAAGGCCGCGCGCCTGGCCGAGACGCTGGAGAACGACGGCGAGCTGCTGGTGATGGCCATGCAGGCGTTCACCTTGCGGATCCAGGCGCACGAGCGGCGCTGGAACGAGCGTATCAAGCAAATGCTGGCCTGGTGGTCCGAGGGTTCGAACCTCGACGCCCGGGCCGCGGATATGGGCCTGGAGCGCCGGGTGATTTCCGAAGGCGACCCGAACGCCTTCCCGGTGGTGCCGCCTGAAATGGAGTCGGACGACGATCTGCGGCTGCGCTACTACCTTGCGCCGCATGCGCCGGCTGCGGGCTCCCGGTTGCAGTACCGGCGCGAGGCGCTGACGCTGGGCGAACGCGCCCTGGTCAGCGTCGAGGCGCCCAAGGCTGGCCAGGTGGTCGTCACGTACACCTTCGCCGAGGACGGCTTCGCGGCCCAGGTGAAGGACGCCAACGGCCGTTTCACCAGCCCGGGCAAGGTGACGGTAACGGTGCTGGGCCGCGACGGCGACGGCACTCCTAGCGCCGAACTACTCGACGCCACGCGCAAGCACTTCGCGCGCGACGACGTGCGGCCCGAGACTGACCTGGTCACCGTCCAGGCCGCCGAAATTCGCCGGTACCGGATCCGGGCGGTGGCCTGGATCAACCCGGGGCCGGATTCGGGCCTGACCAAGACAGCCGCGGAAGCCGCCATGCAGGCATACGCCACGGCGCGCCATCGCCTGGAGGGCTACATCGACCCGGCCTGGATCGATGCGGGGCTGATCGCTGCCGGCGCCGAGCGCCTGCAGCGGCTTGAGCCCCTGGCGCCGATCGAGTGCGCGGCGCACCAGGCGCCCTACTGTGAGGCCATCGAGATCGAGGTCAGGACGCTATGACCGAACGCACCCTGTTGCCGGCGAACAGCTCGCTGT